GACGAGGCAGGAGGAGTCAACCTGCTCGTGCCGTGTCAGGGTAGCACATCAGATCAACACTCTCGCCTATCCCTGAGTTGCTCTTGTAGGAGAGCGATTGCTGCGGGCACCCAGCAATCCCTCAAGGCCAACGAAACCATCTCCAGAGCCTCCAATACGGTCCCTTGGTCCCCGTCAGCCAACTCATAGATGACCTTCTTGTCCTTCGAGTTGGTCTTTCGTTTCACTTTGGTGGTGAACGCCATCTCCACCTCCTAATACGGGACATCGTCATGCCCCGTCGTTGACTGCGCTCCCTGCGGTTCAGGCTTCTTCCACGGTTCCTTGATCTTCGCGCTGAAGTAGTTCTTCCCCTTGTTGTCGAGGCGTGCGTTCCCGGAAAGGTCCTCGGCCCACCACAGGGCCAGTTCGTACTCCTTGCCTCCGATCTTGATCTTCCCGGAGTACACCGGGGACTGTGGATGCTCCGAGTCGTTCTCGAAGATCGTCCCGGTGCCTTCCTTGCGTTCGTACTTTTCGCTCATTCCTTCTCCTTGACATCGGTGGACTTCATCACCTCGGTGCCGCTGTAGAACCCGACTCCACGCCACTTCCTTAACTCGGCGTTCTCCCTCGCCACCTTCGGGATGATCTCCATCGGGTTGACCTTTCCCCTGTCGCGCCCGAAAGAGCAATAGTGGGCTTGCGGGTAGAACGTTTCGTTGAGTTTCCTGACGAACCGTCCGAGGTCTTTGTCGGTCATCCACGTCTTCTGCGATAACTGGAAGATCCAGTCCAGCATCTGAGCGCAAGATGTGAACGACTCCAGCGGGATGGCGTACTCGCCATTGTACTCATCTTCCGGCGACCCGAGGACAATGAACTCGTCCGTGACTTCGATCTTCACCATCTACAACTCCTCCGTCTCCCTTCGTTTCCGTTCGTTGCTCTCGAGCCGCTCGAGTTCTTTTCTCCGGGACGCCGCGCAGTCGTGGACGTTCCGTGTCCCTCTGTCGTAGATCGTCGCGGTACGCTTGCCCTGTGGTCCGTTGATGTCCACGGTGGTCGGGTGGCAGCACTTCCCGCAGATCGGTTGGCGGCCCTTGTGTTTCATCCTACGTTCCCCTTGGCGATCTCCGCGGCGTAGTACCAGATGACCCACAGTGCGGTGATGCCCAGCAGCACAGCAATCACTGACTCCACGAGGCGTTTCACTTGGTCTCTAGGCAGGTCATCTTCACGCTGCCACCGTTGGCGCAGTCGCCACTACAGGTGCCGCTACCGCTGGACGAATTGAACGAGAGCGTGACGGGCTTATTCGCTGCGCGTTGCGAGCCGTGCTGTCTACAGGTGCGCTCCACTTCCCGCTCGCAGTCGCGGGCATCGTCGCAGGCGTGTAGCGGTGTGAATGCTTCGGGTTCGGTCGGTGCCACGTACCCGACCTCTATCACGACTTCCTCGGTCTCGATGACTTCCTTCGGCGCGGTGTACGTTGGGCCACCGGCAAGGGCGAGGGTGCCACAGATCAGGACCAGAACCATCAGTGCGTGTTTCATGCTGTCTCCTTGCCGCTGTCGGCGTTAGTAACTTCCTCGATCCGCTTGCCGCAGTAGGGGCAGAACCTGAAGCCATTGCTACCTTTCGGCTTGCATCCGATGTCCGTCGCACGGTGGTAATGCCTCACCCACCGGCACGCCTCCGCCTTGCCCTCGGTCTCGGCGGTGAGGCGGGCATGAAACAGGCATAGCCTACGGCCTGCGCCGAAGCCGGGTTCTCCTGTGCATTGGACTCCGTCCACCAGTTTCGCGGTACACGTCTCCTGCTTGCGTGCGTCCTCCCGCCCTTCGGTCTCGGCGGTGAGTTCGCCTGTGATATCGAAAACGATGTCTGTTATGTGCGCGTAAAACGGTTCGGTAAGATTCGCAGCGATATTTGCTGTCGTTTGTACTGTTACCAGCGCGTCTTCCGCTTTCGACAGCAGCTTGTCCTTGCGGGCGAGGGCGGCATCGGACTCCCTGACGTGCAGGTCGAAAGCGATTGCCATCTGTTTGGCTACGTCGCCCATCACTCCCCTCCCGTGCGCTCGACGAGGGCGCGGGCTGTTATGCAAAGCTCGTCAGACGAAAACGGTTGACGCGACACCATCCGTGCAAACTCCCGCAGTTCGTCGCGCTCGGTGCGGAGGGTATCCAGTTGCTTGATGATTAGCTCCACCAGCTTTGACGCCGTGAGTTTGATTCCACGAGGTAGGCTCTCCTCCGAAAACATGCTTTCTGGCAGGCCGTCGATGAGCGTGAATCCTAACTCGACGTACTGTGTAGACAACCGCTCGATCTCCTGCCGCTGCGCATCCATGACGCCACGCAGCTCGTCCTCTAGGTCGTGCATGGAGCCAAGCTGACTGGTCAGCCGCTCGATCTCCTTCGCCTGGGCGTCTTTGCTCGCGAATAAGCGGTTCACGATCTGCTGTAGATCATCCCGCTCCTTGCTCATCGCGGCGATGGTCTCGTCACGGCGGGTGATTGAGTCCCGCATGTTTTCCCTATGCTGCTCGATGCTGTCACTCATCGCCCTGCTCCTCATCCAGCAGGCCACGGGTGGCGGCCATCGCTATGGACTCGAAGTCTCCCTTGCAGTGAGGAGGCAAGTAGTAAGCGCCTCGGTCCCATCCCTTTTCCCCGTGGTGTACCGTCATTAGCACCGCCGCCCGCATTGCCTTGCTCTCTTCGTTCGCCTCCACCAGCGCATCGAGGATCTCGCGGAGGACGCTGTACCCCTCGCTCATCTCGGTGGCCATGCGGACGATGGCCTCCGTCTCCCTGTCCAGAGCCGCAATAGCCCTGTCGTCGTTGGTCAACCTGTCCTCACATTCTCTGCTCATCGCTCACTCCTCCATTTCCGCCACCGTGACGGAGACTCCAACTCCTTGCCCCTCAAGCTCGTATCGCTTTCCCGAAGCGAGATCGACCACCTGACTATCGTCCCCCCAGATCCCCCCCTGGGTCATCCCATCCAGCAGGGCCTTGACCATGTTGTCGAGGTCGGGCTTCTTCACCGGGAACTTGACCTTCTTCGGGATGGACTTCGGTCTCTTCAGCCAGAAGATCGCATCCACGAGCAGGGCACCCTCCATGGGCTTCTTCCCGACCATGGATGCGGCTGTCGCGAGGGCCACCAGATTCTCCCACCGTGCAGTCTTCTCGTCGGTGAACACCTTGGTGAACTTGCCTCGCTTGGCGAAGCGGGGCCTGCCCTTGGCGACGGGCTGACCGGGAATCCAGATCTTGATCATCGCGTCTCCTCCTTGTGGACCGGCGCAGGGCTGGTACAGCGGCCTCTAGCCTCTCGGGGGTACGATTCCACGTCTTTCGCGTTTGAGGGCCACCACGTCGCCGTAAGGGGCCCAGGATCGGGTCTCAGGAGCATCTCACACCCCACACATGCCTTCGCACTCGTTCTCAAACCAGTTGATCTCGGTCTGGCCCTCGCCCCGGAACTTCACCTCGCGGAGAGGGACGCAGGAGTTATGCACGAATTGCTGCCCGATTAAGCCACGCGGGTTGATGAGGGCCATATTCCGGATCAGTTCGTCGACCTCTACCGCCTTCTCGAAATCGCTTGGATGGTTGTCCCGTAGATTCATCCACTCCCTGTCTGAGTGGAACGGACAGAATGTACAGGCAGATTTCTGCGGCTCGGGTAACCCAGCCTCGACGACAATCCGATAGCAGTCGTTCCGATACATCCTCAAGTCGATGAGCGGCCAAGTGTGGGTACACCACTTCTCTCTCGACGGCTTCATGCGGGTTGCCTCGTCCATGCTGATGCCGATCTGGGCGATGGCGCGGCGCTTGACCCGTTGCCGAAACTTTAACCCCATTGCCCGCCGCACTTCCTGAATAATCGGCTCAATCTTGAATTCGTGTGTGCATTGCCGCCTCGTAAGGCCCTTTTCCCCGTTGGGGGAAATGGTGTAGACGGGGATTGATACGAATGTCTTCCCGGCTAACGCGATGTTTTTGAAGTTCTCCGACAGCGAGATTCCTGTCTTGTGTCGCGTCACCCGAATCGGGATCTCCGACCACTCCTTCAAGATCTCCAGGTAGTCGTAGACGTACTGCGGTTCGTCGCCCGTGTCCGCGAACACCGCGAACTCAGGTCGTGGAATCTTCCCTTGGTTCGCCAGCACGAGCATCGCCGTGGACTGGACCCCCGCCCCGAGGCTCATATAGATCAGAGGCTCGCCCTCGTACTTCATGCCCCCCTCCCGTTGCCCTTACCTCCGAACAGCAGCCCACCGAAGTTCTCGACAACCTCCTCGTCGGTCATGCGGTCCATTCGCCGTTTACGCTCCCGGATCTCTTCCCCGATTTCGGCCAACACCTCCGGGTCAGGCTTCTCCCCCGCCTCGATGGCCCTCGGCATCGGACCCTCACCGATCCGTACCGGTTCCGAGGAGAACTGACGGAACTGCTCCCCGTTGTTCCCCTCGATCAACCCCATGATCTTCGCAGGAGGGGCAGCCTCGAGCCTTGGGCTGTGATGCGCCTTGTACGAGTCCACGAACCGCTTACGCAGCCACTGCTCCTCCTCGGTTGAGCGGCACAGGGGCACCCACCCGCCGAAGCTGGACTTGATCACCTCGCCGGCCACGGCATCCACGACCACGCTCTCGTAGGCCCCGTGCTTGCACACCGCGGTCCAGACCTGTTCCCAGGCGACGATGGCCTTGTCCTCGACGGAGGGGGCCTTGCCCTTGATCAGTTCCCGCAGACCCGCAGGGGTGGGGAACCACTTCTCGGTACCGATCCACTGCCACGCCGCCTTTTCGACCGCGTGGATGTCACAATCAGCGAGGGTCTGACTGAAGACCTTAGCGAGTGTGCTGGTGACCTCCCGCCCGTAGGTCTCGCTGAGTCCGGACAGGATCTCGGCCATTCGTGATTCACGGTCCATTGCTCACCTCCTGCTCTTCGAGCCATTCGGTCAGGTTAGCTACGGTCTTCTGCCCCACCGCGCTCATCTGGGGCCTCTTCGTCTTCCCCTCCGGTGGGAGTTCGGAGAAGTCCTGCTTCTTCAGCCAACGGTGCATCGCCGGGACAGCGCCTCCGTCATCCCGGGTCCACTCATGGGACGGGAGCAACGCCTCGATCCATTTCTGGACATTCTCGCAATGATCCCGCAGCCCGAGCCTCCTCCACCAATCCCACGCTTCGACCTTCGAGCTTCTCCCGGTGACGTGGGGGTACGCTCCCCAGCACTTCAGGAATCCTGCGGAGTACTCAGGCTTCCTGCGCCCCTTCCTCCCTCCCTTGCGTATCCCTCCCTCCTTCCCAGAAGAACTCTTAGTCTTCTCTTCTTCCGGAGAAGAAGCATGTAGGGGAAGAGAAGAGTCAGACCCTACACCCGGAGGGAGAGGGGGAGTGTGAGGGGGAGAGGGAACCGTGGCCATAGTATGGCCAGATGTGTCTGGACAGGAGTGGCCATAGTATGTCCGCATATGTCCAACTATGGCCAGATTGATGATGTAACTGACCGACCTGTCTTCAGATGCAGCCATTTCCCTTAGCTTTTCGAGGATTTCCTTTTTGATGTGGACGTTCAAGGCAGGCTCCTAAGATTCATCTGCCCGGTGAACTCTTCCGGGGTCTTTGTGTGCTTTGAGAGATTGCACCGGCTGCACGAGCAGCAGAGATTCGACGCCTCGTGAGTTCCTCCACGAGACAACGGGATGATGTGATCCACGTGTCGGTCCCTTTTCGCGACGACCTTCTTGCAGTACGTGCAGCGGAGCCGGTTAGCGGTCTTCAGGTAGGTGTACTTTGCGGCGATCTCGGCTTTATCCCCTATGGACGCTGCGCGCTCTTTGGCCCTTCGAGTTGCTTGATACCCGTTGTACCTAGCTTGGTTCGCCCTCCTCCATTCCGCTCGTTTCTCTGGATTTCTCTCGGTCCACTCTTTCACGCGGGCGATTGCCGCGTCCCTGTTCTTCCCGTAGTTCGCCTTGAACCACTTGAGAATCCGCTCCTTGTTTTCCGAGTAGTACTTTTTCTTGTACTCTGACAGCCTCGCCTTGTTCTTTTCGCGGTACTTCTTCTGCTTCTCTCTACCGCCACCGCTCTCGTAGTACTTCCGACTGGCCTCTCCCTTACAGACCTTGCATCTCGTCTGACGCCCGTCTTTCGTCCTAGAGTGCCGATGGAACTCCCCTATAGGCTTCTCTTCCCTACAGTGGGAGCATCGCTTGGACCCTGGTCGCATCGTCAGGCCTTGAACCGGGCGATGTACTGGGTGATCGCGATCCTGATGACCTGGCTCACGGTGCGCTCCTGCCGCTTACCGTGGTTCGCAAGCCACTTCTTCATCTCCTTCGTGGCGAAGAATGACATTGCCTCACTGTGCTTTGCGCTCATCTGTTCCTCCTGTGAAAGCATCGTAGCATATCAGAGGCTCTGAGTCACGTTCCGATTGCTTCCGGATCGACGAAATCCCAGCGGTTCAGGCTGGTCTCGAGGACGTGGTCCGGGTAACCCGGCCACTTCCCGGTCTCCTCGCACCGTTCGATGCGCTTGATCACCTCACCGATCAGGCACCCGGCGTGGTTGAGTGACTGTTGGTCGAGTCGGTGCAGGGTGATGTTCTCGTGGTCCGCCTTGTCGGCGGCCATGAGGATGAACTGCCGTTCCATGTCGTCATCTGAGCAGCACTGAGCGCCCCACGAGTAGTGTTCCCCCTGGACGTGCATCTTCTGGAGGCCGATGGCCCTGCGGAAGCCTGCCCAAGAGACATCTCCGGTCACCTTCAGGTCGAGGACCATAGGCCCGTGGTTTTCGTGGCATCCGACCACGTCGAAGATCCCCTTGCAGGGCATCCCGTTGGATTCCCACACCGCCGGCACCTCGAACTGAGGGTCCTCGAGCGCCCGGATGAAGGGGTGGTTGATCACGGCCTCACCGAGAGCGAGGACCCGGTCGTACTCCTCGGCCTTGAGAAGCACCATGTCCGCGAACTCACGAGCAAATTCCTTCCATATTTTCGACGCCTTCGAGCAGTCCGGACCCTTGACGTACTCCTGATCGAACTTGTCCGGCTCGAAGGCGCAGCAGTGGACCGCCTTGCCAAACTCCATGTTCGCAAGGGCTTGCGCGGATGGCTCCGGCAACTCCCGGTCCTTGTACATCCGGTAGTGCCGCATGTTGACGAGAGCGGCCTTGATTGCGGAGAAGCTGAGGGCGTCGATCTCCTTGAACTCCGAGATGGGCATCTCGGGGTAGAATCCGGTTTCAGGTGGTTTCATCGTCTCCCTCTGTATTTCGTCAGTTCAGAAAGCGTGTGAGCGAGCCAGAACCCGGAGACCAACCCGCAGAAAAAGGAGGCAAGAATTAAGAACAAATCTGTCATCTCGCCTCCGTGTCCCCGAACTGCGGGTGCGCTTTGAGTCTCGTCATCGCCAGTACGGCCCGCGGGGCGGAGCATTTCGTCCGGAACTCGTTCACATCCGAGAACCCCTCGATGTGTTCGCCATCCCCGTCGATCCCCTCGGTGATCTCCAACAGCACCTGTTTCGCGGTCGCCTGGAGTTCGGGGTCGCCCGGGGTGTCATTCAGGCCGATGCGCTCGCACAGTTGGTCGATCAGCTTCTGCACCTGGGGGACCGGGACGGGCTTCGGAGGGGCAGGGGCACCCTTGGGCGCTTTGCGTGGCGTAGCGGCCTTGTGAGGGTCCTTGCGGGGGTCTCCACCGCCCCTCGGTGGGTTACCCTGCGCGGTGTTCCCGTCGTCGTCTTCGGCAGGCAGGACACACAGGACCTGAAGCCCGTACCGCCGCAGGTAGGTATGGAGTCCCCCGACCTTCTGCGGACCGGGTTCCTGGGTGGATGCGGAGATGGTGTTCCCGATGAACTGCGCGGAGGCTGCGTGGTAGATCCGGGTGTGGACCTCGACGACGTACCCCATCTCGGTCTCGCGGCGTACCGGGGAGGCCCCCTGCACGATCACGAGTCCGTTCTTGCCGAGCGGGACCTTTGCGGCCTCGATCACGTCCGCGATGTCCGCGTAAGACGATCTGAAGTGGGGGTTCTCAGCGGTTTTTTTCGCGGACTCCATCTCGCTCTGCGCCTTGAGCAGCGCCGGCAGGATCTTGTCCAGCTTGTCGGAGGTCTCGAGGATGGGGGGCTTCTCGGGTGGCGTCCACGCAGGCTTGCACAGATCATCCATCGTGCTGGTTGCGTTCTCGTTCATTTCTCCCCCTCGATCTGCTTCAGCCGTGAGTTGATCAGTCCACGCAGGTGCTTCGCGGCCACGGGACGCGGCAACGCCGGGTCTCCCAACGCGAGACTCTTACCCCTCCAGAGGACGTGGGTGGTTTCAGACGCTGCGATGAGTTCGATGATCTCGGTGGTCACGTTCACGTATCCTTCGCTCATTTCTTTCTCCCTGTACCAAAATGGGTAAGTTACCCGGGGGGTCTCCCAGGAAAAGTGTGCTACTCAGGTATGGGCCACTTCTGGAGTTTGTCGTAGGCATCCACGATGCCCTCGTAGCCCATCGCGAGGAGCAGTAGACGCAATGCGCCGTCCGCGTGGAAGTGGATGCTATCCGGGTCGGCCCCCTTCAACCCGGGGTTGTTCTTGGCGTCCAGTTCCTTCATCGCCCAGTCCATCTCGATCTTGCTGAGAAGTCTCTTCATGCCGCACCTCCCATTTCCTTCCAGTTGTCCGCTCGGATCTTCGTCAGTTTCTTCACCGCGGCGACGTAAGCAGCCTCCGCGAAGGGCGTCTCGCACCCTCCACGCCGCTCCCAGCGCAGCACCGTGGATGCGGCAACCCCGAGATGCGCCCCCATGTCGCCCAGGGAGACGTACCGCGGGTCGTACACGTCCGTGATGGACTTCCGCAGTTCCCTTGCCTCGTAGAACGTCACTTGTACCTCCTTGCGGCCTTCATCACCGCCCGTTGAATCGGACGGCAGGGGACCACCTCAACATCGAAAAATAGTTGGTCTGACTCGACCACCCCCCGCGAGGACTGTCTCGTGGTGTGGATCATCCGAGGAGTCAAGATCAGCCCGATCTCGAGACCATCGTCGGCCTTGACCTTGCCCCCACGGATGCGCTTGTACGATGCGTAGCCCCGTATCAGACCGTCCCCCGCGTCCCAGTGCGCTCGCCCCCAGAGCCGCTTGAATTGCTCGTAGGGGATCATCGGGTACGGTTCGATGGGCGCGGTCATCGGCACCGCAGCCAGTGCCGTAGCCTGACCCAGAGGTCGTGCAGTACTCTTCCGTTGCAGCGGTCGCATTGTTGCCACAAGATCGCCATGGTTTACTCCTCCCCCCACTGCGTCGCCATCGCTTTCGCGATACCTTCGTAGGTCAGACTTCTACGCTTCCACCGGTCTGGTCCGGGAGACTCTCTGTGGACCCTCGGTTCCCTACCGGGAACGATCTCGGTCGGTTCCAGCAAGGGCAGACCCTTCAACCACAGGCATGTGGCTTTTGTCTCGCCGTGCCCGAACTGCCACGGCTGGATTATCTGGTCAGGCTTGCGGTAGTGGGTCGAAAACACTCCCACCGGGTTCTCCATCGCGATTCTACGGATCGGCAGTTCCATGATCCGTCGCATGAACAGCAACGCCTCGGCTTGCTCCTGTCGTTTGAACTTGAACCACCTGGCCCCGCTCACCGCGACATGAGTACAGGGCGGGAACGCCACGATCATGTCCCACCGGCTCGCCGTTGCGATCAGGAGCGCATCACCGCGGATATGGTGGGCCTGATCGTCGTCGGCTTCGAGTAGGTCACAGGAGAAGGCTTCGTGGCCTTCGTCTCGAAAAGCCCTACGAACAACGCCGCTGAATTCGCAGGCAACAAGCACTCGCATCACGACTCCTTTTCGATATTGCTCAGTGCCACGTTTCGCGGTCCTGGGCCTCGATGGCCTCCTCCTCGAGCCACGAAAGTTTGTCTCGCCGCATCTTGGTCTGGTGGCACTCACGACACCGAGTCAGCCCGGGGTCTGCAGTCCACCGCAGAGAGGGCCACGTCTGTCTCGCCGCTTCGATGGCCTCGAGCGCGTCTTCGTGGTAGACCCCGGTGAGAATCGTCCCCAGGCCGGGGATCGTGACTTCCCACTCCCAGCCCTGGGCGGACTCTACTAGTTCGAGGTCCGCTCGAATTGAACCGTGGAGTGTGTCTGTTTCGCTCATATCTGCTGCCGAGCGGCGCGGATGATTGCGGTCTTCGAGGGTTGTCGGGTGTGGCCGATCTCCGTCGTTGTGAAGTAGACGTACTGTCCACGGTTCGGCGTGTCCGAAAGGAAGATCTTGCAAGAGACACGGCAGTCCGGGTCGCTGTTTGCGAGTTTCATGTACTCTCGGCAGTTGATCCCATCGTCGCCTCCACCGAAGGTGGACCAGCGTCCCTTAGACCGCTCTGATAGCTCGAAATACTCCAGGACCCTCTTGGGTACGTCGGCGGGTGCGAGCCGTTTGCCGTGGGCCTTGCGGGCGTGGAGCAGGACGTATCCAACGATGCTCGGTCGCATGGCGACGGTCCACGTTTCGCGGATCTTGCGTGCCGGCACGCATAGCTCGTAGAGCGGGTCCTGTCCGTCGTTGTTGACTACCCACCGGTAGTACTCGCGCCAACGCTCTGTCTCGTTTGTGGGTACGTCTGTTTCGTCGCACTCTTCGTGGTCGCCATCGCTGAATTCGTCCACGGTGTAACCTGTCTCGGTATCACCCTGGATGATATCGGCGGTCCAGAATGTCTTTTTGTGCCAGCCACCGGGCGAGGTGCAGTCCCTCTCGTCGCCGCACTGCCACGGCACGGTGGTGATAATGTCGCATGTCATTATCGCGCCCTCCCTCGCGGTGTGTCTCGCGGTCTGTTTCGTGGTGTGCATCGCGTGTACTCCCTTTCTCCGTTCCGTTATAGCACGGCGCGATTGCGTCGCGCAATGGTTATCCCGTGATTCCGTAATGCTCGAGAGCCAGGTCCGCTTCGACTCCCCGGCGGTAGCTTGCGTCCGGGTCGCATATCCCGTGAAGCGAGCCCGCAGTCCCCCAGGCCCCGCACGTACAACAGCGAGTCTCGAGGATGCACACCAGAACCTCGTCCACGGTCTTCCCCGGTTCGAGCCACGAGAGATCCGGGCACTCGTCATGTTCCCAGCGGAATCGGACTGTCTCGTCACTCTCGGCCCGTAGGATGGCCCGTGCGGAGCGTAGCGCCCACAGTGCGCGTTGCCCTACGATCCCGCCATCGTTGGCTCGTCTGTCTCTGTACTCTTGAGCTAGTGTCGCGCTCATGGTTTCGTCTCCTGGGGGGCGAGTCTCCCCGCCCCGGTAACGGTTAGCCCACCATATAGAATAACAATTCCTCGGCTCCGTATACCGCTTTCTTCCCGCACGAATCGCACGGGTAGGCTCGAGCGTCCGGTTCCACGAATCCATTGGCCTGGACACCGCACGAACGGCAGAAACCGGTCCCATTGTCGGCGCGGACGGCTCGCATCACGCGGGCAACCGTGATTTTCTTCTTGGCCGGCTTGCGTTTCTTCGTGGTACTGGCCTTTGTCGCCATGGTGCGGATATCGGACACTTGCAGGATGGTTTGTTTCGTGAGTTTCTGGTATCTGACGGAGACTCCTGGGACTCCGTAGGTCTCGAGGTCCTCGAGGTTGATCGGTTTCCCGGACAGAGCTTCGATGAAGTCTTTTCCGGCGGCAAGATCCTGCAGGACCGCGGCTTTGCTCCGATAGTCGCGACCATACGCTGGCGTCAAGGTGAGATTCTGCATCTTTCTATCCCCTATAAGGCGGAATGTCGGAGTTCACCGGAGGCAACGAGTCGAGAGAAAGCGCGAACAGCCCCGACCGTTCCGTGGATCGGGTTTGCTACGCTTCGGGGTGTGGCCGAATCGGTCCCGCCGCAAAGCATGCATTCGGCACAGGTAGTGCCCGTGACAGGCCCGGGACACCAAAACTCCCCAGAGTCGAGCGGTTCGCCGGGAGACGTAACCCGGAAGGTTCTCCAACCACGGGACCGGAGGCCGGCGGCGTCTCGCGAATTGTGCGAGCTTGCCATCAAGTACCGTTTCCAGCCACGGAATCGGCCATTGTGCGCGGCATGAGTGTATCCCGTGCAACCTCGAGCCCTTTTCATGAGAGCGTGAGCGTACCGGATCGGCATACATACCGGTTCACCGAACGCACCGAAACGAATCGAGCGACCAGCGACCAGGGCCGGCAATTCGGCCAGTTTCGCCACGGGGTAAGACCCGGCCTTGAAAGCCTTAAAGACCCCGTCAGGACCGAGAGGATTCACATAACAGCCCCGACCATGTTTGCCGCGCCGAAACGGGCAATCTCCGCACACAGAACCGTCAGAACCGCAGCGCATTGCGGCGGACGGGCTAGACTCGAGCGGTATCGTCCATTGCTGCAGCATGTTGCCTGTTTTGGGGTTTTTGCTTGCCTTGAACCCCGTTACGATGGAAACCACGGGAGAACCGTCGAACGGCGACGGTCCGCGCCAAATCTCATAGCCACCTGGCTTCATTGTGTGTACTCCTTTTGTGGGGGTGGTTTGTCGCGTGCCACCGATTCCCGCGCTTATCCCGGGTTTAGCTGGTAGGCCTTTTGATCGGTTGGCCCAAACCGGAACAGAGGTTAGGAATGCCAGTCGTGGAAACATCCGAGGTTACAGAATGGCCGTTTCTCGGCTTGCCCTAAGAGTGGTTGCCTACCCCAAGCAGTTTCTACCTGATACGTATACAGTCGGTCGCGGGACTGTCCGCACCATGCGCAAGTTCCGCTACCGTAGGATTCTCGGGCTAGTGAGGTTCGGGAGAATGCGTCGTTCTGTACGTATGTCATGGTTCGCGACTCCCCATGGTTTGTCTCAGGAAAGGTCAGCTAGTTTCCGGATATAGTCGATTGACAGTCGAACCCGGGGGCTAATGTTCCGGTCTTCGTTTTCGTCGTCGAGTAACAGAGCAGACGCCGATTCACGGATGAAATTCAAGCGGCGTTCCATGTTGCGCAAGGAATCCCCGACGTCTTCGATCTTTTCGCGAACGGGCAACCGCTCGCAGACCCAAGCTGAGAATTCCCCGGGGTCCTGTTCTTCCATGGATTCCGCGATTTCGACCAGATCGGAATGCGTCAAGGGTTCGTCCGTCCGTTCGTCGGTGTCGAAATCTCCATTCGGATCACAGGCTTTTAGCAGGTTTCTCAGCGTTTCCACCGGAATCGTTGCGAAATCTAGCGGTTTCATTGTTGCGCTTCCTATCGGGAAAGGGATTCGATTCGTTCGTGGATTTCGATCATTTCGGCCAAACGTTCCTCGGTGCGAGCGACTAGGCTTCGGTCGATTTCCAGCCATCGCGCACCTTCGGACTCGGATACGGTAGGTCCGTATCCTGTGGATTCACGAAGGGCGAGTTCGGCTTTCTGCCGATGCAGTAGCATGGCGAACTCTTCAATATCTACTTCGGCCTGAGATTTTCCCGGGTATCCTATTAGCATTGCGTTTCCCCTTTTCGGTTCTGAAACATACGGCTATATACGCATTGCATGGCGCAATAGTCAAGCAATATTCGACATAAAAACGAATCCCCTGTAACCCGCACGAAACAAAGGAGATGCAAGCCGGGAAAACGGCGGGAATCCAGCCGTGGAACCGCAACGAGCGGAAGGGTGCTAGAATCCCACCCATGGCGCAACGATCCGAAGCATTAATGAAGCGAGAAGCAGCCGACACGGCAAGAGCAGAAGCCGGCGCGCCCGCCACGGGATCGAGCCGGAAGCAAGAGAACTTCGCCAAGCTGCTACTTGACCCAAAAAACGGGAAAAAACACCTATACGAACTGAAGATTCTAGCAGGGTATACCGGCGAGACACCCACGTCACAGATAGTTCAGAGCATAGGGTTTAAGGCTGCGCTGGATAGAGGGAAAAGGGCGGCGAGGGATACCGCCCAAGTGCTCCAGAGTCTCGCGGGAAGGAAACTCACCCGATACTTGGAGTCCGATGCTGCGGACAATGATCCACAAACGACGGCGGGGGTCTACTATCAATCGAGGAAGGTGCTACGAGAGGAAGGAGCGGACCGCACCCCTCCACCGTCAGTCCACGAGATGGAAGCGGCGACACTGAAACGTTACCGGGAGGTGGCCCTTGTGATCCGGTGGACACTCAAGGCCCCACAGAGGGCTAAGCGGCTCCTCACGGCTCTATCGGCTCGAATTGGTGCGATGGGTAGGCTATGAGGATTCAAGGCCGCCACGTGGATGTGACACCGCTAGGATCGGACGTGGCGGCAGGGGTAGAGGGTAGCCAGGGGGGGTTGAGCCCATTGGCTCCCTCATCAGTGGTTATTCGTCCCCTCTCTCAAATTTTACCCATCCTGGGATACCTTAAGGAATTTGCGTTACCCTGCGCTGGCAAAAGTCGTTTCGACGTTGCGCTGGGAATAGAAGACTATAGGTCTTCCATGGGGGGAGACTCTGAGTCTTCTCTGAAGAGTAAGATAAGAGTAAGAGAAGAGAAGACGAAGAGTCGGGGGGGGTTCCGTTGTGCAACAGAGGGAGGGGTTGAGATGAAGATTGAGGAGAACATCGCTGGTGGCCGGTATCTTCTGTCGTATCGGAGGACGGATCTGGATGAGACGGAGACTTCGCTGGCCTACGAGGACGAGATGGACCCGGAGGTTCTGTGTGTGGGCCGGGATCACCGGTTGGATAAGGAGTCTGTGATCTCGTTGATTCACGCTCTGGAGTACTGGGTGGACACGAAGAGGCTGCCTCCGAAGGACTGGGGGATGCTGGTGTGAAGAAGACCTCGTATCAGACGCTCGAGGATGAGACCGGGAGTCCGTGGTTGCCTCCTGACTCGTTCAATGCAGTCCGGGCCTTTGAGAAGCACCGGGTCCGGTACCACGGGCCACTCTCGGGGGGCCACAAGATCTTCTGCGTGATATGCCGCACCTCAAAGTGGCAGTACCGGGATCGGTTGGGGGCCAGACTGGATCAGATGAACGGGGTGGAGATCGGGAGGGAGAGGCTCGAGTTCAAGTCCTTGGATGGTGGGATGGTCTGTACGGGGTGCAGAGATGGTCAAGATTGACTCGGGGTTGAGCGAAAGCCTTAGTGACCTCGCGTATCACGCCATGAAAGACATGATCCGTCGTGATCCTCATGCGATCCACGCTCTCGTAGGAAAGGACTCAAGCGCCCTGAAGGCGTTCTATGACCGAGACCCGGAGTTCACGAGAGAGGCCATCAGGAGGGCATTGACCGAGAAGACGGTCTTCGAGAAGCTCCAGGAGATGCCCCCCGGGACGAAACTCCGGTGGAATCCGCCCAAGAGGGAGGAGTGAGATGGGAGCGTGTCGGAAGAACTGCGTCTGCGGTGGAGGAACAGACAGACCACGGAAGACCTGTAGCCACAAGAGGACAGTCTGGTGCATCGGAGAGGGGCCAAGTGGCAAGATAGAGCAGGCAGCGTGGTGCCACGGTTGCGGGTCGAGCATGGCGCATCTGCTCCCCGGATACCCGAAGATGGCAATCACCGGGCAGGAAGCAGGGAGAGTGAGATGAGCGGATACGGATGGAAGTCTTCGTCCATGTGGCTCGGTGAAGATGCAGAGAAGCCTAAGCCGTTCACCAAGACCAAGGACCCTCTCTCCGACATCGCCAAAGCCATCAACCGGTTGGCGCAGGCGGTGGAGGGGCACAGTCAACCATGGCATCAGGAAGTGGTCGCTCAGGCTTTCACGGAGACTCCGCGATGTGGAGTCTGTGACGCCAAGGTCACGATGTTCACCTACTGGGATGGCATTCGGCTCTGCGAGTCCTGCTTGGCGAAGAGGAACGTCGCGCCACGGTCATTCGCGAGGCATGAGGCCGAAGAAAAGCCTAGTTGCTTTAAGTGCGAAAGACGAATCAACGCAGGATTCGAGCAATGGGTCGGTGACAAGAAAGAGACCTTCTGCGGCAAGTGCTTCCGTGGTGGGACAGGAACGCTGTGATGAAACCACGACGCTACTGCTTCGACTGTGGACGGCACGTCAAGGGCAAGCGGAGACGCTGCCGCGGGTGCGGGTCGCCGTGGACGGGAGAGGCCCCGGTTAGGAGAACCGTCTTCGGCTCGTACTCTGCCGTAGGCGCTGACGTGTTCAACACCTCGGAGGTGTCCCAATCCGCGTTTAAGGTCGTCTGCCGGTCATTCTCCCATCAGATCAGGCGCTCGTTCAAGCAAAGCCCGGACATCGTCGTGGGCGACCCAACGATCATGGTGAAGCGCCCAAGGTCAGGCTACCCCGGCGACCCGCTGGACGCCTTTTCGACCATCGGGGTGAAGTCCTACGGCGAACTCGGAGCCGTCCCCGGCAAGCGCAGGGACTTCTACCGTGAGCGGTTCAACGAGGCTCTCGACCAGTTCAACGCTCTAATCGACCGGAAGTGCCTTGAGATGACTTACCGAATCATGGCGGCTGGCAAGTAGCATGGCCCGCTCACTGACCATCGAAGCAGAGAAAAAGCGCCTGCGGCAACTCAATCGCTGCAAGAACGACCTATTTTACCTCGTGATGAACCTCGGGTACGGCTGGAACCCCAAGGCGCAACAGGGCGTCACCGAAGGGTTCCACGGGCCGCTGTGCCGCTGGGAAGACGAGAACAAGGACCACAAGAGAACCCTGATCCTGGCCCCCAGAAAGGGACTCAAGACCACCGTGTTCACTATCGGGTGGTGCATCCAGCAGTTGATGATCGACCCCGACACCACCATCGCCATCTTCCACTGGGCCGAGGAAGAGGCACAGGCCATGATCAAGGAAATCGGCCACCACCTCCAGAACAACATCTTCCTGAAGCGTCTTGAGCCTATTGGCCAATACCCGCTCTGGATCAACGAAGAGAAGGGCATCGCGCACCCCAGCGCACTGGAGTACTACTCCATCCTGCCGGCGCACAACAACAAGAAGTTCATGTCCGCGTCCAAGCTCACCGTGGCTAACCGGCCCATGCTCAACCCCACCACCATGAGACAACCCTCCGTGGCCGCCAAGGGCGTCGGGTCCACCGCCACCGGGATGCACGTAGACAACATCATCCTGGAAGACATCATCGGGTACGAGACCACGCAGGAAGTCACCGGGATGGCCCGGGTGCGTGAGTGGGTGCGTGCCACCGTCACCAACGTGCTGAACAAGAACGGGCGTGTAAGGGCACGGGGGACGCGATGGGACGAACACGACGTATGGTCGGACTTTCTGAAATCCAAACAATGGAAGTGCATCGTCCGCGCTGCGATGGAGACCGATGGACTCGCAGACGAAAATGGCGAACCCACGCACTACGGCCCCACCCCCGAAGGCGAAGACGGCATCGAAGCCGCCCTCGAGAGAGAAAAGCACGAACTGCTTGAAATGGGACCGCGGATCTACTCTGCACAGAGACAGAATCAAGCCACCTCGCTCGCAGAAAGAGTCTGGGATGCGCGATCCTGCGAACACTACATCGACACCCTGAAAGAAGCGATGATGTACCCCGGGCGCACCTTCGTGCTATCTGACCCTGCCCCTGCAAAGGTTGGTTCTCAGGACATCACCAAGGAGAAATCGAGAGGAGACGCAACCAAGGACGACTGGGCGTTCGCTGTCGTGCGACTCCGAGTCAACAAGACCCTGCTCGAACTGGTGATTCTGTACCTCGAAGCCTCCAAGACGCTCGAGATCGATCAGGGGATGGACCTCGCATGCAATCTGATGCACAAGTTCGGGACGAATATGTGCTTCCATGAGGCTTACGGTGGGCTGATTGCCGACTACACGCTCTCGATGAAGAACGCCGCGAAGAGGAACGGCGTGCGACTGTTCACCGAAGACGGGGTGCTGCCTCAGTACACGAACTCTTACGCCACCGGGGCGAAGAACATCAGAATCAAAACCTTTGCGGATTGGGCGCGTGACATGCGCGTGTACGTCTGTCGTGAAACTGTACCTCCACTGATGCTGGAGTCTGAAGACGGCGGCACCGGCATGCGTGGCCTGTGGGAACAGGCGCGTCCTTTCCGCATCGTCGGCAAAGGAAACAACCTCAAGTACGATGACGTGATCGACGTGTGCGCGAGAGCCACCGATCCGAAGCTGAGAGAGTACTCCCCGCAAGTGGAGTCGATGGCAGACAAGATGGAAGAGTTCTGGGGAGAGACTGAAGAATCTGAGATGCCAAGAACGGCCAACTTGGGGTGGTGAACATGGATCTGACCGTGGTGATGACCGTCTACAACCGACCGTATATGGTGCTGATGAACACGTTCATCGCGCTCGCCCGGGCGCTGAAACCCGGGTGCAAGGTCCTCGTGATCGACGACGGTTCCGATAAGGACTTCATGCGGGACTACAAGGAGATCCGCTCCATCGTCGAGGAGTGGGGTGTGCCGCTGGAGTGGAAGCGCATCTCGACTTCAAATGATCGGCCAGAGACGTACCACATCGACGGGCACAACAACCCAGCCTACGTCAACAACCGGGCGCTGGAGATGACCGACACGGAAGACCTCTGCTGGCTCTCCAGCGATTGCATCGTCCCGCCGAACGCATTCGAGGTGATCGAAAAGTACGACCTATCGACGACCGTGGTCACCACCCGCGTGATCGACCTGGACACCGCGGCGGTCTTCCTCGGGGCCTCGCGACTGTTCCCGATGTGCTGGTTCCTGACGATGAAGACTGCGCACTGCCGAGAGATCGGTGGGTTCGACGAAGAGTTCATCAAGGGCATGGCCTACGAGGATAACGACTTTGCCGGAAGACTGTGCCTGCATGTGGGGAAACTCGCCATCGACCAGTCCGCGACCGTGTGGCACCAGTCCCACCCGCCCGCGGCGTACTCGGACGACCTCGTCGGATTCAAGAAGAGTGGGGCGTACACCTCGGAGCGATGGTCTGGGCACGCCCCGTTCAACGGGAAAGAAGTCCCGGTGGCCTTCAAGTCCAATGCGGTTGGGAACGTCGTGTTCCTGACGGAGTTCAAGTATACAGGAGGACACGACAGTGCCCCGCAACTACAAGCCCAAGAGGCCGGTGTTGTCGGTTCTGATCACGGCGCTACCTGAGCGTGGAGAACTCCTCGGGGGTCTCGTTGACGGCCTAATCGAACAGATAGGTGATGGGCCAGTCGAGGTGCTGTGCCTTATTGACAACAGGAAACGCTCGACAGGATCTAAGCGGAATGCACTTTTGGGGGTTGCCGCCGGGAAGTGGACTACGTTCATCGACGATGACGACCTCGTGTCGAACGACTATGTGGACACGCTGCTCGCGGAGATCAAGAAGGCCGGGAACGCGAAAGACGTGATCACGTTTCACTCCGTTCTGGTGAAGGCTGGCGCAGTCGTTGAGCGGCACGAGTTCAGCCTCACGAATTGCAAGCTAGGCACCGGGGCAAAGAGCGTTGACGAGGCCGGCGTGCCCGTATCCTTAAGGATCGTTCCCATTCATATGTGCTGGAGGCGGTCTGTAGCAATGAAGGTCCCGTTCGTTGATAGTTGTCATGGTGAAGATTGGGTTTGGGCCGCGGAGATGGTCGAGGTTGTGGGCCCATCGAGGCAAGTGAACCTCGACAAGTCGATGTACTTCTACATGCAAGACGAACTGAAGGCCGTGTGATGCCGCGACTCGAGAAGATACACAACGGTGGGTATGTGTCCCCAGATGACCCCGGAGAGATCGGAACGGACAAGGCCCCTCGTGGAGGCGTGAGCGATGCCGAGGCTGGGATACTCGCTGCCTTGGTTCGCGGGAAAAGGGTGTTGGAGATCGGGACAGGGCTAGGGGTCGCGACTCGGCAAATGCAACAAACGGCCCTATCACTCACCACCGTGGACATCGACCCGTGGGTTGCGGAGGCTGTCGCCCCTGAACTCGCTGCGTTGGGGGTCACCACGCTCTCTAGCCTCCCGCAAGAAGAGAAGTACCAGTTCTTTTTCGTAGATGGCGACCACACCGCAGAGGCCGTCGCCAAGGATTACGGGTGGTGCGTCGAACACGCCGACTCTCCGGCAATGATCGTTATCCACGATTACACGCACATCCCCCACGTCCGAGACTCGGTTCCCGGTCTGTTCATCATAGACACCGAGTTCGGACTCGGGGTGGGGGTTATATGAGCGTACCAATGAAGACTGCCTACTCCGACCTCAAGGCTGCGTACCACACAGGATGCATCGACAGCCTGCGGAACACGGGCCGATGTCTACCGCCGCACGTTCAGTTGATCATCTCCGACCTGTGCAACCACGACTGCTCGTTCTGCGCCTATCGGATGTCCGGGTACACCTCGAATCAGAACTTCGGGGAGGCCAGAGAAGACGGCACGGTGAACAACAACCCGAATCGTCGTTGGCCCTTCAAAAAGGCGCTGGAGATCCTCGACGACTGCGACCAACTCGGAGTCAAGGCGGTCCAGTTCACCGGGGGCGGGGAACCCACCGCGCACAAGAACCACATCAAGATCTTTTCCCGTGCGCTGGAACTCGGGTTCAAGTGCGCTCTGGTGACCAACGGGTCGAAGCTCGCTGACGGGTGGGAGAAGGTCTACCCGAAGTTTAGTTGGATGCGGGTGTCGCTCGACGCGGGCACTCCGGAGACCTATGCGGCGATCCGCAGGGTCAGACCCTCTCAATTCCAGAAGACTTTGGAAAACATCAGCCGGTTGGATGATGCCGGGTGCCTAGTTGGGGTGTCGTTCATCGTCACGAAGGATAACTGGCATGAGATCTATGAGGCATACGAAGCAGTCCGCGTAGCAGGAGCCTCGTCTATCCGATACGGGGCAATTTTCACCCCGAAAGGTTCCGCGTACTACGACGAGTCTGGATTGAAGACGAAGATCTCCAGTCTCATCGGCATGGCGGTCGCCAACGCGAAAGGACAGGAATTTCAGGTTATTGACCAGTTCTCCCACCGTCTCGATGACCTCGACGATGGACAGCCGGATTACCCCATATGCGGGTATCAGCATTTCAACATGTATATTGGTGGTGACCTGAAGGTCTACCGCTGCTGCAACACGGCCTACAATGACCTGGGGCTGATAGGAGACCTGAACGATGGCAAAACGCTCCTCGACTGGTGGGATTCCGACGAGGCGGAGGCGGCGTACACTCGGTTCTCGCCCCGCGCCTGCGAACGCTGCGCCTTCAACCGGCAGAACCGCGTCATCAACTACCTTGCCGGTCCCGAAGATCCCCACGTTGACTTCGTCTGACAAGGAACTCACCGAAGCACTGGTTGACGCCGCGAAGACGATGGGCCATGCCGTGATCCAGTACGGCTGGGGCGAGAACTGCTGGAGTTACCGGTGCGTGAACTGCGGGATGACCGCGGGGTGCGCCCACTACCCACCGCCGAACAGTCCGAAGATCTCCGGAGACGCCGTGAAGAAGAAGTGCCCGGAGGCGAACTGATGGAGGCCACCACGTACAAGATCACCGACGATGGCAAAGTCGAAGGACTCGGGGAGATCTCCATCCCGAACCAGTCCACGGTGACCAACGACGACTTCGACCCCGAGTCCGTACTGATCCAAGTCCTACGGAGACCCACCGACCCGCTGAATAAGATGCTCGAGGAGTCCTTGTACTCCTGGGTGGCGGCGGGGATCGCCGTGCAACCGCTACGGGACGCCTTCGGCGGGTGGATCGACGTATCCCGCAACTGGCAGTCGTGGATGTTCCGGAAGTCCCCGCGAAAGTTCAAGTACCAGTTGATCATCGACAACGACGTGGGCGCTCCGGTGGACATTCCGATGAGACTCGCCCGCCATGATCTCCCCATCGTCAGCGCAGTCGTCCCTGCGTTCAACACCGAGAAGAAGCTCTTCGCGTGCATCGCGGTGAAGGGCAAGGACGGCAGGGCACGCTTCCCGACGCTGAACACCACGAAGGTCATGCCTGCCGAGGGACTCGTCGAAGTCCACAACTGCGGCACCGGATGCGTGATGGTCCGAAGAGACGTGGTTGAGTCCATGTGGGAGAAGCACGAGAGCGAGAAGGCACGCATGGCGAAGGCCCAGGCCGGCGTCATGGCCCTGATCGCAGGAGAGGAGATCGACCCGGATGAGCGCAAGGAGGTCATGTACCTCCTGCGGAACTGGGACTACGTCCACAACGAGCTTGGAGCGCCGTTCAGCATCCCGCAGTCGCTACGGGATGAAGCGGCGAAGACGGGAGTGATGCCGAGAGGGGAAGATATCTGTTTCACTGACCGGGCGCGTTCGCTCGGTTACAAGGTCTACGCGGATCTGTCCGCTCGCTGCGTCCACGACGCGACGATGACGCTCGCGTGGCCCCCTGAAGCCCTCGATCACTCTTTGAGCGTTGAAGACTGGATGGTCTCGGCGTTCGACCCGCCCGTTACGGAGGTATAGTCATGGCGTTCGCGAAGGAAGAAGAAGCGCGGTGGGTGATGTCGTTCATCGAACACTCCGCAAAGTACAGGGACGACTTCGAGCATATCTGGCAGGTCACCCTCGAAAATTACCTTGTCAGGCGCGATGTCTTCAACGCGAACCAGCAGGTCAAGTACCCATACCTCGACAACAGAGAGATCACTCGCTCGACCACCGGGGCCGCACGGCTCAAGGACCCCGAGTCGCATCAGATCGTCGAGACGCTCGTGGCGAACGAGATGCTCCAGTTGTTCGGCACCGATGACACGTTCGTTCGCGCTACTCCGGTGGGGTACGAGGATGCCTCCGCAGCCCGTACTGTCTCTGGCCTCACGCGCCACTGGATGCGATTGCCGGGGCACCACTGCACGTTCCACAAGTGGTTCAAGGACGAGAAGATCTTCGGTACGGGCATTGTAGAGGGGTCGTGGCACTACGAGACCCGCCCCGACGCGCTCACCGCGGTGGATGACGTGTACGGCGTACCAGAGCCGCAGGAGGTCATCACGGAGTTACCGTGGTGGGACGACTACAGGCTACGCTGCGTGGACCTGTTCGACTTCTATCCCGAACCTGGTAAGGAGTCCATCTCGGACATGCGCGGGGTCGCGAAGCGGTTCATGACCACGAAGATGGAGGCCGAGGCCAACCCTCGGTACGACCAGGCCGCAGTCGCCAAGGCAGTCCTCAACAAGAACGTCACAGATGGACGTGAACGCGAGGAGAAGTCGTGGCGCGAGGGCATGGACAGATCGTTAGTCGAGAAGGCCCCGGACGAATGGACCCCTCTGATCGGGTACGTGTTCTACGGTAGGGTGCCGTACAAACACCCGGACGGTGAGACATGGCGTAGAGTTGAGGTCATTGCCGGGGAGGTCGTGAGAAGTGAAAGGCACGTAGGGCGTATCCCGTTCTTCGAGACCACGATGTCGCCCATCCAGGGCCGGTTCTACGGATTGTCACCGCTGGAGGTGATGATCTACACCCAGGACTTCGTGGATGGCCTGTTGATGCTTCTCGCGGATGCATCCGCTCGAGCGACTCACCCGTCTCCCATGGTTGACCGCAACGCAAACGTGGACACGGCGAAGCTCAAGAAGCAGCGGTACGGTCTGCCGATCATGACCGACCGGCCCAACGCTGTGGAGTACCTACGGTACGATCCTCCGCTCGCGCCGGCGATGAACGTCTTCTCGTCCCTGAAGGGGCAGATGAGAGAGGGAGGAGGCGTCTCAGGGGCCTTTCAGGGGCTTGGGCTAGGGGTGGACCGTGCGTCCGCTACGGAGGCCGCAGGGACCATGCAGCAGGCCAAGGGACGCCCCGAGGCCAATGTGATGCTCAAGGAGCGGGAGTACCTCCCGCCCATCGCCCAACACGCCCTGAAGCAGTATCAGCGGTTCCTGCTTGATGGGGAGGGCCTCGCGAAGCGTATCGGTGTGATGCCCGAACCGGTGCCGCTGGAGACGATCCACGGGGAATACGACATCGAGTTCATTGGCTCTCGGCAGCAGGGGAACAAGTCGGAGCGCATCCAGGGTTACCGGGAACTTTTCTCCCTGGCGGCGCTCCCGATGGTCGGTCCGTATCCGCCGTGGCAGGAGATCATTGTCAGGTTCATGAAGGAATTTGGACTGCACGAGGAGGCCCAGTCCTCGCAGATGACCATCATGCAGAACCTGTTGATGCAGCAGATCCAGAATCAAGAGTTCGGAAACGGTAACGGGGAGACACCTCGTAACCCGGGCGCTCTGCCAGCAGAGCAAACGGCTGGGGGCGTAATTGGCTGAGAGCGTATTCGAGAAATACAAGGGGTTCTTTTCCCCCCAGGAGAGGACGGCTTCGGAGGAACCTGGGACGGAGGACGACGAGATTGTCGCCCGCGCTGAGAAGATCCGCGATATGCGCGTGTTCATTTCGACTAAGGCGTATTCAGACTTCAGGGCGACTATCGAGCGGGAGATCCTGAAGAACGAGCCGGACCCGATGATGGGTTCTGACGTGGTCGCGTGCTGCACGTTCAAGCAACAGGGGCTGCGACAAGGTTTGAGGGAATTGGACCATATGGTACGATTGGCAGAGGAGAAGTTAGCCGATGAGTGAATTCGATCTAGGACAGAAGCTCCCGGACGAACCGGAAGCGCCAGCGAATCCGGACATCGAGAGCCTGAGCGACGAAGAAATCGAAGCGCAGATCCAGGGACTCTCCAGGGACGAACCAGAAGAAGTCCTCGCGGACGATATGGTGGTCGAAGAGTCCGCCGAGACACTCGAGGTTCCAACAGAGGAACCAACCGAAACCCCAGTCGAAGATCAGGTTACCGAGGAAGTACCCGTCGAGCCGACAGCAGCGGACCTCGACGCGCAACTCATCGCAGCGAGAGAAGAGAAGCTCCGGGCTGATCTGGAGTACCAGCAGTCCCACTCGTCGAGACTCGCCGGCGAAATCGGTCACCTGAAGACACAGATCAAGGAATTGAATTCACGCCAGCCCGAAACCGAGTTCGGTTCGGATGCTGATGATGAATCCCCGCTTCTGCGGAAGGTTATGTCACGCTTGGACGCCATTGAGTCCTCGAGGGCGGAACCGATGCAAGCGCAAGTGGATGGGGCAATCGCTGCCGCCGTTCAGTCGCACCCTGCATCAGCCGACCTTCAGACTTATCAGGCGGAGGTCCATGCCCTCTCCTCCAAGTACGTTGACGACTTCCGCATGGCTCAAGAGGCAGGTTCTCCGGAAGTGGCCCGACAACTCGCGCACGCCACCGTGTCGCGTATCGTTGCGGATGCCAAGGAGACCCACATCTTGAACCTCCAGAAGACGGCCCGAGAACGGGCCAAGACACGGGCGGAGCAGGTGCAGGAGGAGAAGTTGCGGTCAGCCGCGACGGCCTCCGGTCCTCAAGTGAGGTCATCTGCGAAGTCCAAGTCCGTGGACAGTCTCAGCGAAACCGAACTCGATGCAGTGATTGACAGGAGCATCGCGTCGGGCTGATGTCCTCCACGGGGTAGTGGAGGCTCGCCGTCATGGCGAACGAACTGCAATACACCGGGGGGTCGGTAAACCTCTCGAATCTCATCACCACGTCCATTCGCAGAAAATTCGTACCGATCCTGCGGAACAAGCTCAGGTTCTCTCCCTACGGGAAGAAGGGTAAGTTGACCCTCCACGGTGGGGCGAAGGTCCTGAGATGGAACCGCTTCGACGACATCGGCACGTACACCACGGCGCTGACCGAGAACACGCTCTCCAACGAGAACAAGGTCAACACGCTGACCGTGACCGCGGTCCTGATGACCCTCTCGGATTACGGGGCGTATGCTCCGATCAGCGATCTGGCGAATTCCGTCTGGACCACGGAGACGAGGAACGAGTATGCCTCGATCTTTGCCTACTCCGGAGCCAAGACGAAAGACACCCTTGAACGTAATGCCGCTCAGGACACCACCAACTACTTCATCGCGGGACAGACCGCGGTCAACGGCGGAGCCACTCCCGCGACGGCGGCCAGTACGGCCATCGCCCAGGATCTCAACGTTATCCGGGGGTTCTTCGATCAGAACGACTGCGACGGGTTCGACAGTCTCGACGGGAATTACGCCCTGTTCATCCACGGAGAGGTGGAGCAGGACATGGTCGGGGATGTCACCACGACCCGTCTCTCGTGGTCGCCGTTGATCCAGAACGTCAACCCGCAGGCTGGGCGCATCACGGCGTACAAGGGACCGGGCGCGTTGCTCGGCATGGCCGTCATGCGAACGAACAACATCCAGCAGGAGACGCTGACGAACACGATCACCGCGTATACCTGCGTGGCCCTCGCTGACTACGGCTTCGGCGTGACCACGATGGACCAGTCGGAACCGCGCATCATCATGAAGCGCCCCGGCAACTCGACCCTCTCTGTCCCGTTGGACACCTACGGGACTATCGGTTGGAAGATGCGGATGGCGCAGGGCCTCCTCGATTCCAACCGGGCACTCCGGTACTACGCCGCGAAGTAGGCGGCTACGAAGGGCGCACCTCGGGACGCCGGGGTGCGCTCAATGGGGGACTTGTGGGTAAACCGCAGGTGATCAACATTCCGAAGGCGTACATGGGGATCACCCTTCAGGAATCGAACGTGAAGTCGTTTCTTCAGGAGATGAATCCTGAGATCCACTTCGACATGGGCGCATGCCTCGGATTGTGGCACCCCTACATGCAGTTCCGGCAGAACATCTTTTACCGCGGGGGGTCAGTCGGCGCGATGGATCGGAACGTTTTACCGGAAGTGCCCATCTGGTCGATGAAGCGGGACCTCGTCCGTGTTCCGGCAGAGCAAGTGAAGATTCATGAGATTGCGGTGTACGGCACGAAAGGCGTGGCGATTACCTGTCAGAAGTGCAAACACACATGGCAACAGGGGAACACCACGCCGACAGTCGTATGCCCCGATGAGTCCGCTTGCGGGAACTTCGGTCTGGTGACGGACTCAAGCCTGTTCACCGCGTCAGAGATTCCTGACGGCACAGCATGGGTTTACCGCGAAGTGCGCGATAGGGTGATTCTCGTCGGGTGGCGGCACACGTTCAACCGGCTGCTCAAGGCAAAGATCCCGGGAGTCACCCAGAAGAAGCTCGAGGAGAAGTTCGGCATCGACCTGTGGCCGAAGCCTGTTGACCCTCTGGAGATCGACGAGGCTCAAGAGGACTCGTTCCTTGACCAGTCTCTCGTAGTGAGTGCGTAATGGCTATAGCAGTCGATTCGTCGGTGACGCAGACCCCGGGTGAGCAGTCCCTGAGTACCCTTGCCTCTGCTGTTGCGAACTACGTCGGGGCCTCGTCTTCGAGTGAGGTCCTGTCGATGGTTGAGCAAGCTGTCGGGGACGGGGTGAACCGGCTCAACACGAGGACGTGGTTGTACAACATGCTCACGTTCAATGTGTCGCTCGCAGTGGACCAATTCGACTACAACATCCCGGCGAACTTCAAGAAGCCGCGCAGGGCTGACCGGCTCAACTCGAGTAATCAGGTCGAGGGACGGTTAATCTGGAAAGACCCCAAGACCTTTTCGGACGACCACGACAACACGACCTACACCGGGACATCTTCGTACTACACGGTGTATTCGCACTACCAGTACGGTACGATGAGCCTTGACGTGGCCCCCGATGAGTCGATGGTCGCGAGTTACCCGACGATCCGATTGCTCTACCACGCCAGGATCGACAAGCCCTCCGGTGCTGGTGATGTAGTGGGGGTTCCTCCTGAGTTCTACCATTTCCTTGAGTGGTATGCGAAGTGGCACCTCTCGGCTAACCGCGGGAATCGGACTCAAATGCAGCAGGCGGAGCGTATGTGGCGCGATGCCTTCCAGAGCCTACTCGCAGACGACAATGATGTCGATACGGACTTCTAACCATGAATCATCGCAGCGAAGTAGTGTTCAGAGACGCGAACTCCTCACCCGAGTGGGGCAGTGCCTACACGGTGACGGCCACTCCCAAGGGCGCTCGTGTGTCCGCGGTGGCGACAGCGCAGAGTTACATCGACGTTGACGCAGGCCATTCGTTCAGTGTCGGAGACAAGTTCCTGCGTAACCCGGGGACTGACAATGAGTTCTCCGGTACCGTCACGGTGGTCACGGCGACCAGGGTCACCTTTGCCGAGACCTACAGCGCGGCAGTCGGCGACGTGCTGGTCAACCTCGGGCCTGACACGGGGTCTTCTGCTCCGAACTACGACGCCATCGACACCGAGATCTACTCCGACGCAGACGGCACCACGGTGATCACGAACTCCGTCGTCACGGCATCCTCAAAGGGCGCGTTCGACTACTGGCACCGCAGCGGCGGGGGCTACTGGGAACTCATCAAAGACTCGTCAGGTGCCCCCCAGGGCGTCGTGGAGGGCTGGGGCGGGACTCCAGGGGTCGAGTACGCCACGGACTATGGATCGGACTACGAAGCGGTTCAGGCGGCTGTCCTTGCGATAGAGAGCATGGGCGGTGGGACGGTCAAACTCGCTGATGTGACGTACACGATGGCGAATGGTGACGCTATCGCTCTGGCGAGCAACAACCCGGTGACGATTGAGGGCGTCGGGTCTGCGTCGATCATTGACGGGTCAGTGACGAACACAAGTCTCGCGATCATCATGATCACCGGGGACAACACGAATCTGAAGAACTTCAAGATCCTTGGGAACCGTACCGAGTCGAACGATTGCCGTTGCATCAACGTCAGCGCATCGGACTACGTGAACATCTCCGGTATCGAGATCTACGATTCAGGCGACCACGGGATCTGGTTCGGTGATGCTTCAACGAATTTCGATGTCGGGAATTGCAAGATCGACACCGTGAAGTACTCCGGTGTGTACGTCAGACAGGCGTCGTGGGGTAAGATTCACGATAACTACGTCGAGAGTTGCTGCATACAAGATGCGCTGGATTCCCCGGGCAACGTGATGGCCGGGATCTGCGTGATTGGTCACTCTTCCAGCGACACGACCCACATCAAGATCAGCGACAATGTCGTGAAGGACACGCACACGGCAGGGATCAGGGTCGAGGGTCAACCCGGCCAAACGTACAACTGTGCGGTACATGGGAACATCCTGTCCGGTCGAGGCGCTTCGTCCACGCATGGCGAGGGTCTTCCTGTTGTCGCAAGTTTCGTCACGATCCACGACAACGTGATCACGGATATGTGGGGGGACGGCATCTTCGCCTCCGCAGTGGCCGGCGGGACGTATGAGTCCGTCAGCATCAAGGGCAACAACATTCGCGACTGTTCCCGGGCCGCTAGCAATTTCCACTTCGGCATCGAGATGCAGATCGTCTATGGCGCGACGGCGAGGAACTGGTCGATCACAGACAATACGGTTTCCGGGTCTCTCCATAACCGGGCTGTTGGCGTAAGAACGACGGACTCTGGAGGCACGGCGACGTTCACTGCCGATACGACTGCTGTCGTGAGCAACGTCATCGTTGCGAATAATATTGACTGGGGATCGGTTAGCACGCCCTGCGTGAAGATCTACGACGGGTGGTTCCACAAGGTTCACCAGTTCGGGAACGTCTCCAACGACAACACGGTTCATGGGATCATCCGGAACAAGACTCAGGAGATCACTCTCGCTAATGACGCGACGTTCACTGAGTCCACCGGGAATTTCCTCCCGATAAACTCGATCCTGCTCGGCGTCTCTGCGGAAGTAACGGAGACCATCAGTGGGACCGCTACGCCGACTACGTGGGAACTAGGCGATGGGAACGATCCGAACCGGTTCATCCACACAGGTAATGCGTTGACCATCGGGACCAGGGCTTCTGGCATTTATCACTTCCATGTGAATCAGGTGCGCAATGCCGCGCAACCCGGTCCAGCGCAGGACTTCAACGACGAGATCCGAGTGACGTTGAACCAGATCCCAAGTGCGGCGGGGAAGATCCGCGTGACCCTCTGGTACTTCTACGCTCCGTTCGGATCTGAGTAAGCCATGCCCGACACCTCGCTGAAGCTCTCCAAGGGCCTTGTGACATCGAAGGACCCGACCCAACTCGCCAATGGTGAGTTGCAGCAGGCCACCGGAGTGTGGATGCGACCCGGGGACGGTGACCGCGTCTGGAAGATCGACGGGCGCACGCTGTTCGGTGACACCGGGTCTGGGTCCACGATCAAGGGCTTGCAACTCTGTCAGTTCGACGAGACTGGAGAGGACGGTTCGTCGGGTACGGACTACCTCGTGGCGTTCTCCGGGACTTCGATGTACGGGGCGTCCCCGGGGGATCATGGGACGTTCTCGGCGCTTGCTACGGGCCTCTCGTCGGACTCCATCGACTGGAGTTCCGCGCATCAGGACGGGAAGTGGTTCTTCACGAATAAGCAGGACAACGTTCGTGTCCTCCAGCGTGACGGTACGGTGCGTATCGCTGGGATGCGAGCGCCGAGTAAGCCTACGTTTGAGGAGACGATCTCACTGGTCGCGTCCACAGTATATCCGACAGAGGTGGTCTACGACGGCTCTGAAAGCGATGAGAGCCTATTTGATGGCTTCCTTAACCACGAGTTAGCTTACGACACGGATGAAGAGACGGCCTCTGTCTCCATCCCAGTAGGCCACGACGGGATCAATTACACCACGTCGTATCGAGAGGCCACATGGGGAGGTTGGGACGCAGATGTCACTGCCCCGACCAAGCGTATCCTGACGATCAAGTGGCGAGTGTCCGGTACGCCGATTTCGTCAGACTTGGTGGACTCGGCTGGTGATGGTACAGCCTTTGGAAGCGGTTTCGCAGTGGTCGCGCAGATCGAATATTCAGTCGATGCCGGGGTGACATGGAGCGACATCGTTGGCGAGCGAGGGACGCTTAAAGGACTCATCACCAGGTCTCATGGCAGGGTGCAGATAGAAAAGCAAGAGATTGATGTAGATCCGACTGACGTTCTGCAAGTACGGTTCAGGCTGATCTATATCTACTCAGCGCAGCAACCAGCAGTGATGAACATCTATTCGATTAAGGTCGTCGACGGTTCGGACGTTGAAGACTTCTCGCTCGAAGAAGACCTGCACTACGCGATAACAGAGTGGGACGAAGTCAATAGAATAGAGTCCGTGGCGTCGGAGACGCTCACGATACCCGCCGCTGTTCTCGTCAGCCAGAATGAACTCGTGCTGAATCTACCCGAGGCCACGAATTCAAACACGACCCACTTCAGGATCTATAGAACAGCAGAGGGTGGAAACAAGGACTTCCAACTTGGTCGCTTAGACCAGACTCCGGTGTCAAATACCACATGGAGCGATCTATTCGAGACCCCAGCGACTACGCAACCGTCGCCGCTGATTCAGATGGTGCGGGTGGCTTCCTCGACCACCCCGGGTGAGTTCGTCTACATACCACTGAACTCTCCTCCTCCTCCTCTTGAGTTCCTGTTGAGTTTCCAGGGCGCTCTCGTCGGAGGGTTCGGTCGGGCGCTGCACTATGCGGCTACGAGTCTCCCCGAATCGTGGCCCAACTGGAACATCATCGACGGGTTCAACTTCGAGGAGCATGACGAGCTTGTCGGTGGGACCGTAGTCGGGAGTTCGCTCCTACTGGGCGCTAGGGGTGTGATGATCGTACTCGACGATCTTCCCCGCTCCATCCAGGGCAACCTCGTGATCTCTGCGATCAAGACGCTCAAGGGCGCACCGGGGTGCGTGGGTCGCAAGGCCATCACCTCGTTCGCCATCGACGCAGAGCCTCTCGCCGCGTGGGTCTCCCCTCACGGCATCCACATCACCGATGGGCATACCACACGCAGGGTGTCAGACGACATCGACTGGTATTCGATGGTAGACCAGGCATCGCTATCCACCGCAGTCCTTGAATACGACGAGCGCCGGCAGCTTCTTGTGTTCTCGTATGACGCGGATACCAACGGGTCGAACAACCGGTACATCCTGCTCCACTTCGGTCCAGAGCATCGGAAGGGCAGCGCGGGGACTCCCGGGATCACAGGGCCACACTACGGGAAGTTCGCGGACATCGCTGACGGGCTAGTGTCTTCCTCCCACAAGGTCTACTCGGGGTCTTCTGACGGGAACGTCTACCTCGAGTGGAGCGGCAAGCGAGACCCATCGAACTCCTACAACTCGAGCGGCACGCTGCCGTTCATCGTGAAGACCGGTCGGCAGTACATGCGCTACGCCGAGTCGAAGGTGTGGCGTGCTGGCCTGCGGCACACCGCGGTGACAGGCGGGTCCATTGAGGTGACGTGGGTCACCGGCAGGGACGGTCACAACCCTCAGACGAAGACGTTCACGGTGCCGTTGGATGGTGCAGCGGAGCATACGTTCATCGTGAACCTCGGTGGGCAGTGGCATGAGGTGACGCTGACGCACACGGGCGAGGCTACGTTCGGGATCTCAGACTTCTGGTGGGAGGTTGATGAGCAGGGCAAGCCGGGTAAGGTCGTGACGTGAGGAATGTCGGAGCAATCAAGGGAACCGCGGGGTTCGTTACTATGGAGGCGATCAGTCGTCTCCAACAGCGGATCGACGCACTTGATCGCGTGGTGAACTTGCTGATCCAGAACGGCGAGATTGTGATTCAGCACGATGCCATCATCGACACGGGTAGTCATGTCCATGTGGACATCGACACGCACATTGAGAACGATGCAATCCACTTCACTGAGGGCACGGTTGACCACGACGCCATCCTGAACAACGGGACCAACAGTCACGCCCTAATCGACACCCACCTCGACGCTGGTGTCGCCGCTCACGATCAGATAGACCGTGCACTGCGAGCGTTCGACGGTGCCATCGTTGAGACCATCGAGATCAGCGTCACTGCCGTGGGTGCCGTGACCACGTTCACACTCGAAGACGACGCCTCCAGCGGAACGCTCACGGTGCTGTTCGCTGGGGTTGAATACACGATAGCGGAGCCTGCGACGAGAGTCTTGATCGCGGGTACGGATGCTGTGCCTGTGCTGAACTACGTGTACATCACCGAGTCGGGTGGTGTCCTGACGCTCGATAGAAGCACGTCATGGCCTGCGACGGCGCACGCTCCGATTGCTACGGTGCTGTGCCAGTCTTCCACGGGCAGCACGAGCAGCATCGACACGGTGGGCGCGTACAAGGTTCATGCGTGGACGGATCACCTGAACAAGTCCACCGAGAATGGTCACATCCAGCACATCAACCGGAAGATCCGTCAGGCCCATGCGGACTGGGAGAGCGGGGTCGCCGCGGGTGACATCGGCAGCGACGACATCATCGTCGCGGGTGGATACGTCTATCAGATGCACTCTCACGCGATGCCTGCGTTGACGGTGTCCACTCATGGCGCGTGGGTGGTCAACGATCCCGACGCGGCCTACACGAAGATCTCAGGCACCTCTCCTGGTCCCTTGCAGAGCATTGACAAACTCAGCGATGGGACGCCTATAGGGACGAACAAGTACATCAATCTGGTGCTATGGGGTTGCGTGAGCGAGGCCACTGCTGATTGCAAGTTGTTCTTCAACGTGCCTGACACGCAGTACAATAACCTCGCGGATGCGACTGCGGATGCTTCGCGGAGTTCTGACTACTCGATCTCGACAGACTTTCGCGGATGCGGGTTCCTGATTGCCAAGTACATCACCAAGTACAACGGCACGAGCCATGCTCAACAGACCAAGACCGATTTGCGGGGTCTGTTCCCGGCGACATCCCCGGGTGGGTCAGCAGCGGGCACGCCTACGTTCCTGACTGTATCTGCTGCTGCTCGTCCGACTGCGAGTGATTATTCGCATGGTCAGCCAATCATCTGGCGTAACACCTCAGATGACAGTGAGGAGCTTCTTGTGTGCATGTCTACGGACGATGAGGCTACGTTGCAGTGGATGCTGCTTGGGAGTCCGTCATGAGGAACAGATGGGTCTGGGTTCTGATTGCGGTCCTCGCGGTGGTGCTGACCGTTCAGGCCGGGGTGTGGGGTCTCAAGTACGCCAATCAGATGTTGATCTCTGCTGACGATGCCATCGACGAGACCTACGATGCGGACTACGACGACCTCATCGTGGAGTGCGATTCCGGGAACTGCGGCATCTCCGTGCAAAGCGATGCCCAGACTGGGATGTACTTCATGTACGGCGACGGCAGCACGGACTACGCGACATTCACGCAGACGAACGACAACTGGGATTCCTACATTGGTACGGGTGGCGGGTCTTCGTTCAACTGGAGCGTGGACACCACTGCCGACGTGTTTACTCTCGGTGCGTCGATCGTCAACATGGCGACTTCATTTCAGGCGACTCTTGGAGGTGTGTTCACCAACGGGATTCAGATTGACGATGGTGCGACGAACGCATACAGGATCAAGGCCACCGGTACTACGACCGGGAACCTCATGTACGAGATCGACGATAGCGGTGTCCATCATTTCGCGAACGGATCTGGTGGGTCCTACGATGTCGAACTGAAGAGGAACGCTGCTGGATCGTTGTCGCTACAGAATCCGGGTGGAAACACGTCACTGATCGTAATGGAAGACACCGCTGGAGCCTGCTGGAGTTGCGGGCCTGCCGTGTCTACGGGGACATTCACATGCGCCACTATCACTTGCCCTTGATCGCGTTTCTCTGCCTGCTGCTTGCCTGCGCCCCTGCGTTGCCGGGCACTTATCTGGTCCTGAAGCACCACGACTTCAGCATGGACGACGTGGACGACAACCCCGGTCTGTCGAGGCAGTTGAGCAAGTGCGCGAACCCGCCCGCAGCCCTAGTGGAGAAGTTCAGAGCGGGTAAGGTCAAGCGCATCAAGTGCAAGACCAAAGAAGACCCGTTCACATCTGCGCTGTACTTGTTCAGTGAGTGCTACCTCGCAGCCATCGCAGTCAACGATACGTTCGCAACCGGGGCTGACAGCGTGGTGATGAGATTCTCCAAGGGCAGTGCGTGTGAGTTCTCTGTGAACGGGAACTTCATCATTCAAGTGAAAGAGAAGGAGGACTGACATGCCACAGGACATCTTCGGACGGGGCGCGGCCCCGACTCAGCCCTCCTTCGGTCCTGCTCCGCGTCCGGTGGACCCGGGGAAGACTCCGACTGCACCGGGAGGTGGGAGGCAGGGGACAGATGGCGCTGGTGCCATAATTGGTTTGTTCGCTCAAGTGATCGGGGACAAACTGATGAACCAGGGGAAGAACGACGTCGAAGCCCCCACTAATCTGTTCGATACGTGGCAGGCTCGAGAGGGCCACGGGACGGCGCTGAACAGTCTGAAGGCATTGATCGACAGGGATGGTCGTTTGCCGCCCCAGCACACGAATCTGCAATTGACGGACGTGGACCGCTCCACCGAAGCGGGCATCGCCGGTGTTCAAGATCTGATGGGTCGCCTCGGTCTGACGAACTCAGGGTTGAGTGCGGCGCTCCAAACGGCCACTCAGCATGGTGGGGCCATGAACCGCACTCGCACCATCGCCGCAGAGCAGCAGGCGCAGACTGACCGTCACGCTCGCAATCTTCAGTTGATGGCGCAGTTGTTGGGCCTGAGCAATGCGGACAACATGAACACCCAGAACCTCTCGTTGCAGGCCCAGCTTGCTAACCAGCAGCAGGGCAATACTGAGCAATCGGCGTTCCTACAGTCGCTTTCGTTGGCTCCGGAACTGTTCAAGGGTGGTGGGTCTTCGGGTTCTTCCGGCAACGCGGCTCAAAGCACATTGGACCAGAGCGGATGGGGGAGGACTTGGGCATGAACCCGCTAGACCAACTGATGAACCCGGGCCTTGACCCGCTACAGATGATCCTCCAGAGCGCCGCACGGGGGTCTCAGGCCCCCGTACAACCCCCTCAGAGCGCCCTGGAGGCCCTGTTGGCTCAGGGACGGCCAGACCTGCCCGATGTCCAGCCGGAGGCGATCTCGACGAAGGAGCGCGTCCTGACGACCATCTCGGACATGCTACGGACCTACGGGAAGGCCATGGTGCGTCAACCGGTGGGCAAGTCTCAGTTGGCTGCTCTGCGTGAGTTGCGTCAGCAGCAGGCCGACAAGGAGACGGAGCGTCAGACTCGCCGGCAGGACCAGGACTTCCGTTACGACGTTCTCGGGGCGCAGGCTACGGATGCGAGAACGGCGCGGGAGGTTGGCAGGGAAGCGAGGAAGGCGGAAATCAAGGGCAAGCAGGAGCATGAGACTTCTGAGCGTGAGGCGAGCGAGAAGGCCCGTGAGCGGTACGGGTCACTCTCTATCAAACAGCAGGAAGAGTCCTCTGCGAGGCTCGCGGCCTCTGATCGGTCTTGGCGTGAGTACATGGCTGGACTCCCGTCAGAGGAGATGCGAACCGCTGCGGGGCAGAGGGTCCAGGGCCTAAGAGAGATGGTAGCGACTCAGTTCCCGGATAGAGTAGAGGAGCGGCTCGCTCAGGGGGATTCTCCGGCATCCATACGAGAGTCTTTCATGAAGGAGCTGTCTGTCTTCGCAACAACGCCGGAAGAACTGGCTGCGGTAAAGGCAGTGTTCGATATGTTCGTCGAACCGATTCTCGTCAAGGCCGGGCAACCAGAGGCCGGTCTGGCCGGATCCGCTCCCGCGTGGATGGTCGCTTCCTACAACAAAATACGAGACGCGCACATCGGGGATGTTGTCGTTGACACAGTCAAGGACTTGTTCGGAAGATCGAAGGACAAGGCACAGAACACCATCCCACTCGGTCCAATCGGTGGCGGCAGGTAACCCGATATGGGCATCCTCGCGGAACTGGTTCAGGAGAACGGCGGTCTGCTACGCGCACGCACCGCGACTGACCCCGCACGCCTCGGCGCAGAGGTCCAAGCCCTCGAAGCACTCCAGATGCAGACCGGGGCACCCGCTGTCGATCAGGACACCCCGGGTCTCGGTCGGAAACTCATCGACCTGATCTCTCGCCCGAACTACATGGCCGCGGGGATCTTCGAAGAGATCATGGAGGGCACCCCCGAGGAGTCCCTTGGCAGAGCCTTCCGCGAACTCTTCTCCGGGGTCGGCGGCATCCAGGGCGACAAGGAAGCCTTTGCGGAGTCCTCGAGCAGCAGGGCGTGGGCAAGCTCGGCAGTGTTCATGTGCCCATCGTCAGCAACTACCTCGGGGAGTTCACGGGCCGCGGTGCGCTCGGGTTGGGGATGGACATCTTCTTCGATCCGCTGACGTACCTCGGTGGGGCGGGTGCTGCGAGGTCGGTGCTGACGAAGGCCGGCGGGAAGGCTGTCCGCAAGAAAGTCTCCAAGATGGCGATGAAGCGGTACAGCGCCGAGGTCGCCAAGAGTCTCCCGAAGAACGCCACGCCTGAAGTCCGTGACGCCATCGTCAAGAAGGCTGACCAGTGGCTTGAGGATGCTGTCGAGGCTGGCGGGTCTGAGTGGCTCGAGCAGGGCGGGATCTACTGGATGGGCCGCCGGGTCGCGGGCAGCCCGATCAAGGCCATCGTCAACTCCGGGTTGAGTAACAAGATCCACCAGCGGTTGCTGAAGACTGCCACGGGCAGGGCGACTCTCGGCGTAGGGCAGAGCATCAAGGAGTCGGCAGATCGCGTCGGTGAGATGTTCGGGAACATGTTCGTCCCCGGGTTCGGCGCACGCAATCTTCCTGACTTCATGCGTTCCCGCAAGGACATGCTCAACGCTGCCGCGGTGCGACGTGACACGGTGTATACCGTCCTCGAGGACATTGGCCTGCACAAGATCCCTGAGAAGGACTGGAAGAAGTTCACCACCGCCATCGACGAGGGGAAGATCGGCACACTCTCGGAGCCGTATCAGGCGATGGCTCGTGAGGTGGAAAAGCTCAACAAGAAGATGTTCGGTGACGAAGTCAAGATGGACGTGATGAACCCCGCGTCCTTCCGGACGAACTACATCCCGCACTTCTACGAGATGCGCCACGAGGAGATGGAAGCGGCCCTCATGGCGCACCGTGCGCGTAAGGCTGCGAAGGGCACCATCACCCGTCACTCTGAGGAGCGTGTGTTCAACACGTTCAAGGAGGCTCTCGAGCACAACAAGGCTCACCCGGAGCTTCCGCAGTTCAACCCGATATGGGACCCGCACGAGTTGATGCGCCGTCGCCTCGACGCTCACGTTGACCTGACGACATGGAAGCCTTGGATCAAGCGGCTCGAGGCGCAGTACGGGACTAAGGGACGATTGAACCCGCTCGGCTTCGACCCCGAGGAAGCCTTCGATCTGGGTATGCGTCAGCCCGAACTCGCTCTCGTCGAGACCGAGGCCATCGCAGACGCGATCAAGACAGGCAAGGACGCATCGAAGAGCCTGATGAAGCGGTTCTCCCCTGAAGGGAAGCAGGCGTACCTGTCAGCAAGGCTGCGGAATGCGAAGTCACCTCGAGAGGCACTTGAGATCCTTGACACGTACAAGGATTACGACCAGTTCCTCCCGAAGCAGAAGATACCCTTCGGGACGAAGGCTCCGGATGGTTCGGACTACGTCCCGTGGAAGCTCCCGCGCAGTAAGCAGACCTACGAGTTGCCGCAGACCCTCGCGGATCACCTCACCAGCATGGACCGTAGCCTGTTCACCGACCCAGACGTGAAGGGTCTACTGAAAGCCTACGACATGATCACGAACGCCTTCAAGGCTGGCGTCACGATCTTCTTCCCTGCGTTCCACTTCAGGAACGCATACTCAAACGTCGCACAGGCATTCACCGACATTGGCATCGAAGCACTCAACCCGAAGTCCTATGCGGAGGCGGCATCCATCCTCGCGGGCTACCACACTGGCCTCAAGAAGACGCTCTCCAGGCAGGGGCGAGAGATCGTAGAGACCGGGGTCTTCAAGACGAAGTCAGGACTCGAGTACTCATTCGACGAGATCCGCGTCATGCTGAAGCAGCACGGGATCTACGTCGATGGCAACGACATGCTGGAGTACGCGGGGAAGAAGCGTAGCCGACTCGGCCAGAAGATCACCAAGGTGCCACGCACTGTCGGTGGGGTCATCGAGAACGAGTCGCGCACTCAACTGTTCTTGACCCACCTACGCAGAGGGCTTTCCCCCGAGGACGCCGCGGAGCGGGTGAACAAGGTTCTGTTCGACTACCGCGACGGGATGACCAACTTCGAGCGCACGTACATGCGTCGTGCGTTTCCGTTCTACCTCTGGACGAGTCGTAACTTTGCGTTGCAGTTGAACGTGCTAAGGACTACCCCGGGGCGGGCGGCGAACATCATCAAGCCGATCCGTGGCCGCCACCAAGAGAACGAAGAGATGACCTCGTGGGAGGCCGGTGCGCTGAAGATGCGCCTCGACGGCGATGGTCGCACTGTGCGGATGATCACCGGGGTGGACGTGCCGATACGCAACCTTGATCTGCTGTGGCAGGGCGGGTTGAAGAAGTCGATACGCGGCATCATGGGTATGGTCAACCCGCTCGTTAAGGCCCCTATTGAGGTCGCCACGGGCACGAACCTATTCCTGGGCAGGCCACTGGGGCGCAAGCAGTCGGAGTCCGTGGGGCGTGCGATAGAGTCCATGGGCAATCCTGCCGCGCCTTTGCGTAAGTGGCTGATGTACGCGAAGCGGTACGACGACGCGGGTCGCCCGCGATACTCCTTTGACGGGGAGAGGTTCTATCTGTTGTTCCAGTCGTGGATGTTCTCGAGAGTGGTCTCCACCACTGACCGTCAGTTCCGGGAGTACATGGACGACAGTGCGATTGCCGGCGGGCTGCTCGACTTCATGACGGGCTTGCGGTTGAAAGAGATGAACATGGCCGAGGAGCATGTAAAGAAGACTCGCGAGCGCATTGGTCAGTTGAAGCGTTCGCTGGTCAGGCGTGGTGTGGGTTACGAGTTCCAGAAGCAGGTCATCCCCAACGAAGAGAAACTTTCACAGTTGGAGTTACGATGAAGAAGTTACTGACCCTTGCTGCGCTGTTCATCCCGTTGCTGGCCTTTGGTCAGCGGGGTGGTGCCCCCACGACTCCGACGATGGCGGCGATCATCCCTGACTGCACTGCGGTCACGGGGAACTGCCCTGTGGACAACTACGTTTGCATGGATTCTTCGGACATCATCAATCGCTGCGAGGTTCCTGGGATATGGTCCACCGTTGGCGGTGCGGCTGATGCGGACATCGAGACGCGGTCTACCTCGGGTGCTGCGGGGACGGCTCCCGTGAGTGACGGAGCATCCGGTCTTGACATGACGGACATCGCTACCGAGGCTGAGTTGACGGCGCACACTGCGGACACGACTGCGGTCCACGGGATCACGGATACTTCGCTGCTGTTGGATCAGTCCACGAGTTTTGCGGGGGATGCCACCGGGATCTACAGCAACCTGCAACTCGGTACGGATGTGGTGACGGCCACGGAGCTTGATCAGTCCATCGCGCCTACGTGGACGGGGGACCACATCTGGTCAACGGCGACCGAGGTTCACTTCCCCGAGGAGACGGAGTCTACGTCCGGTTGGGTGGAGTGGGATGCGACGGTTGCCGGGACCAGCCCCCCGACAGCGTCGTACCGGTTCATCCGCGGAGATGCAGACAACACGGCGGCCCCTCACGCGCACCCCAATGGCGAGGATGACGAGGAGTTGACGTTCGGGTACAACATCTTGAATGCAGGCGGCGGGAGGATCGACACAAGCCAGCACGCCTTCGAGCGCACTTACGAGGCGACGTGGTGGGACGGGACGCAGGAGAGCTTCGAGTACAACTGGGACTTCACCGAGACCGATGGGACCACGAATCGTGTCTTCATCACTCGCTGCTTCACGGGGTCGTACTGCGTGGCCAACGATACGGTGTGGTGCGTGGACGACACTGATTGCGCTGGCGTCGGTGGGGCATGCTTCATCGACTACGCGGGGACCTGCTCTCACACCTGGGACGCATTCGATAACGCTGGCGAACCGCATTTCAAAGTGGACAAGACCGGGCGACTGTCCTTTGGACGCGGTGTGGATTCGCTCGTAACCCGGACTGACGCAGACGGAAGCGCGAACATGATGGAGATGAACCATCACATCTCTTCCGATGGTGACGGCAGCCCAGGTTACGATTACGTAGGTTTCGAGTTGGAGACCTACTACGATGCCACCGCCGCAGGCTTCGTGAACGACATGCGAGGCGTGAAGGTATCGAACAAGTTCACCGGTTCCACGGCAGACCGAGACATTGTCACCGGGATGGTTGGCGTCTCTGCGAACAACTACTTCTCCGTGACTGGGGACGCTGGGGATAACGCCAACGTCGGGGCGATCACTGGGTTCCAGTACAGCCCTACGTTCTCTTCAGCAAGCGAGTTGGACATAACTGATGCGTATGGGTTGCGGTTGATCTCTTGGCCTAGTGGGGCGACTCTCGGAACAGACGTGAACTTGTCCAACTCCTACGGCGTGTACATCGGGGACCTCGGTGGGTTCGCCAGTCAGAGCCACGCAGTCTTCATCGAGAAGCAGAACAACAACCAAGATGACGGTCTCGGTAACCTCACCTTCGAGGGTGGTGGGATTGAGAACGGTCACATTATGCTTGATTCGGTGAATCAGGCGCACTTGTACTTTGTCGATGGCGACCTCACGTACCGCACATGGATGGGCGCGGACGGCGACCTCACCACGGCGAACGAGACTCGTGGCGCTCCGCTGCACTCCCCACGAGGCACTGACGCAAACTGGGGCACGACGATCTGGGGTCTCGGATCGAACGGTACGACCAGCACCGGGAACGAAGTGTGCGCGTTGGCTCGGCTCGACTGCGAGGCTGTCGAGAATTCGTCAGTCGCCAGCGGTGATCTTTGCACGACCGAGCAGGGCACCGACACTGGCAAGTTCCTCGCCCTCTGCAAGAACACCTACGACACGCTACCCAACTGATGCTGCGTCTACTCCCAGTGCTGATGATGGTTCTGTCCCCCGCAGGGGTGGACGCGGACTATCTCGCTCGTGGTTCTGCTGGGCACTGCACCCTACCGATGCAATCTGTCGCCGGGTGGTGTCCCGAGGAGATCCAGTGGAGCGACGACCCGTTACCCGTGGATGCCCCTGACGGGGTGCTGTGGTACGAGGTGCAGCGATGCGGGGCCACGACCCCCGATGACATCGAGTGCTTCGTGGTGGGGTCCACGATCATGGCTGGGCGCTCGTGGCTGCCGTACTGGGACGCGCCTGCCGCGGAAGAGGGCCGGTACTACACCTACCGGATCAGGGGCATCCTCTCGGCCTACGAGCGGGATTACACCGGGCCGTGGTCTGGTCGTGTTGGGTTCCGCGCCCCGTGGCGACGGTGCTACGAAGACCGGGTTGAGTTCGATTGTTCCGAGTTCGATGCGAGGGCTGCGCGATGAATGCTTCGGAGTTCTGGGTGACTGTGAACGTGTTGTGCAAGGTCCACGGAGGGACAGTCACATCGGGAATCCGTTCCAAGGACAGGAACCACATGGTCGGAGGGAGTCCTCGCAGCAAGCACCTGATGGGCATTGCCGCGGACGTGGTCCTCGACGACATGGCGCTGATCTACCGCGATGGGTTTGTCCATGCGGCGAAGAAGGTCGGGTTGTCGGCCCTCGACGAAGCAGACCACATCCACCTGCAAGGGTTGCCTCCGGGGGTGGTCTGATGGATCAGATACTCAACTCGCTCAGTGGCGAGTACGGCATTGCCTTCGCCATCCTTTCAGCCGCGGTGTTCCTGGGGATGCTGGGGTTCCGCATCGTTGACCGTGTCCTGGTGATGAAGGAGAAGTCCAGCGGTACAGGGTTCTACGATGCAGACAGGAGGAGCCTCGAGGCCATCGCTTGCAGTGAGGTTAGCTGCCACGAGATCCTGAAGCAGTTAGCATCCGCGATGGTCAAGCTGGTGGATTCCATCGAACGCCATGACCGTCGCGCCTCCGCGTACATTGCCGAGTCGAAAGCAGCCATCGCCAACGAGATCGCGGACAACGGAGACTGACCATGTGGCTCATACTTCAGGGACTCTGGTATCTGGCCGGTGTGGGCCTCCACGTCGTCTACAAGCTCGCGAAGTGGGCGCAGGGGCAGGAGGCATACCTGGGGTTCAGGGGCACCATGGAAGCCTACTGGACGGTTCGCAAGTGGCACATCATCCAGGCGGGCATCGGCTCTCTACTGGCGATGGGAGCGTGGACCAGCGGACATCTGCTCGTTCCGGTGAACATGGCTATCGAGAAGGCTGGCGGGGTGCAGGAGTTGCCCCTCGTGTGGTGGTCGTCCTTCGGTGCGGGGTTCGCCTTCGACTACTTCGCGTACAAGATCATCGAGAAGATATCCAAGAAGAAGGTATGACCGCTCCGCTGGTCATCTTGACTCGAGCGAAGGTCATCTTCAAAGCAGGGAGGAAGAGCATGAAGTGGTGGAAGAGGGTACGCAAGGGGATTGAGATCGCTCAGGACATCAAGAAGGTCTCTCGCGACATCATCGACTGGGAGACGAAGCTCCAGTTGGCTGTCGCGAAGGGTGAGGGAGTCCACGTTGAGGCCGGTGACGTGGAGAACGTCTACCTGAAGGGGAGGCCACTGTTCGAGGTGGCCCACAAGGTCGAGGACTTCGGTCTGTTCTAGCCAACCCTGTGCGCCCTGCCTCTGGGTTGCCGGGCTTCGCTCTCCCGGCTCCACCTGCCCCCTCGGGTGGTCTCCCCTGCCTGGGGGTGGGGCGCACGCCTTTATCGCCGTCAGGTGGCTGTCAGGGGCCTTCTCGGCGGTGTTAAAGGGTGGGGCAGTGATGCCGAGATAAGTGAGGCGCTGTCGCCCACGGCACCAATGCCCCAAAAGAGTGGGGCCGGCATCCCACGCGACTAGAACCCGGCCCCCAGGAGACGAGAGCAGGAGGAGTCAACCTGCTCGTGCCGTGTCAGGGTAGCACATCAGATCAACACTCTCGCCTATCCCTGAGTTGCTCTTGTAGGAGAGCGATTGCTGCGGGCACCCAGCAATCCCTCAAGGCCAAC